CGAGACGCTTGTTAAGGGAGATGTTTTTCTCAATTTGCTCGTTGAGTTTTGTCTCCATTTCATCAAGTTTTTCTACCATGCTCTCTAAAACATCATATTTATCTTCAGGGATTGATACATAATGATCTTCAAAAAGTCCTCTCATTCCTTGGAGGAATGATTCGGTCATTTCGGTCTTCAGACCGTGCTCAATTGCGAGTTCGTTTTCTACGAACCACTCTTCCGAAACGTATTCGAGATATGCATCGACACGCTCAGAGAGTGCTTCTTTAATAACTTCTACTTCTTCAATCAGTCTTTGCTCATATTGAGTTTCGATTTCTTCTTTAATTTCAGAAACTTTTGACTTCAGAGCGGCTTCAAAGATGGTCTTTGCCTTTTCTTTGAAATCTTCGGAGAGTTCTTCTCCACCGAGGAGTGCATTTACATCATCTTCGATTTGGAATGACTCTTCCATTTCCTCTTCCTCATCCTCTTCTTCTTCTTCTTTTTCTTTCTCGTGCTTAGCTTCTAAGAGTTCTTCTTCTTCCTCTTCAACTTCCTCCTTCATGCCTTTCATAGGATCCGCAGCTTTAGCACCCTTATTGACAACATCTCTGACTTGCTTCAGAGTTGCACCAGGAGTTTTCAGCTTTGCTGAATCATCATCGGGGCGATAGTTAGAAGGATCTGGACCACCAAGATCTTCTACATGTCCAAGTTGTGTACCTGGATCTGCCATATGAGGCATAGATTCCGCTGCCTTAGCATTTGAATTTACGGCAGTTTTGGATTGCTTAGTGCCTACTTCCATTTCTTGTAAATCTCCACGAGACATTTGAACTCTCCGTTTAACCTTTGGTTATAAACTATATTTATTTATAATTTAACAAATTACAGATTATTTAAGAAATCGTTGAACAGATTCAGTTTCTGCTCATCTAATTTCTTCTGATCGACAAGAGTATTGATTCTCTTGTAGGTTTTTGCAGCATACTTTTCACGAAGAATGCCGCCATCCCAAACCCATTCTTTACCTTCCATAATTCCTGATACAAATGCATCAGGTGCTGAAGGATCCGCTACGATATCTGCAGCGGTTGCAAGCATAAAGTCTTCGCCAACAACGTTGATTCCTTCACGACTAACTCTAAGGGAACCAACACCACGAGAAGAAACACCCAACTTAACACCTTCAGAAATCAGTGATTCTGCAATTTTTCCCATTGGTGTATTAAGGATTTTAGCTTTACCAATGAAGTTAGAACCACTTTCACGCAGAGAAGTGATCTTGTGAGAAACACGATCAAGATTTACGGTAGGACCATCTGGATGTCCGAGTTCTCCAAGAGCTCTTCCTGCCTGAACATGGTTTTCGTTATAACGAGCAACTTCACGACGAAGAGTTTCCATAGGATACATGCGACCATTGCGGTTTTTAATGTCTCCTTGAAGGAAAACTCCTTCGATATAAAGTGATTTTTTACCGTTGCGTTCTTCAACGATAAACTCGACTGACTCGATTTCTTCTCTGATTAGTTTCATTTTTTTAGTTGGTAAATCCTACTTTTGCTGCCTTAATTGCAGAAGATGTCCAGATAACATCGGTTGGAAGTTTTTCTAAAAACTCAACGGAGTTTGCCGGCATCGTGAAAAAATTTGTTGTCGCTGCACCAACAATTGTTGAAACTCCAACGGTAATAATGCCACCAGTATCATTATGAAGTCTTACACAAGTTGCATTACCAATGCTACTCGCAGCACCAGCACTTGCTCCCGTTGCAACTTCAGTCTCAACTATTTTAGTTCTTTGCATTTTATACTAAAATCCTATATTTTTTATTTATCAATGTATCATTCTTCGTCTTCATATTCACCATCTTCACTATAATCACCAAATAATGAAGATGCTACTAAAGGTTTGAATGTATCTACTCTATCTGCTGCTTTTGCAAAAAGTAAGTCCTTAATTTTATCACTAATTTGTGAAGGACTTTCATCAGTGACAATCATATCCATTAATTCATCCATGACTTTTAAAATAAGTAATCTGTTTTATTTATCAAATCTCACCACCCTTGGGCATTTTCACTTCTGGAGATTCAACTGATTTTGTATCTACTTCCGGTTCCATAACTGGAGCTCCAAGATCTCCCACCATAGCGCCAGGAATTGGTTGACCAGTTGCAGGATCAATTACCATATCCGCAGGATCTGGAATTGTGCCATCCTTAATTTCCTTTTTAATGATTGCATCTTGTTCAACAATTTCCTCATCAGTTTGACGAAGAATCTTTCTACGGATATAATCTTGTGAGAAATATTTTCCAACATATGGTTCTGCTTGAGCAACCATATTCAATCTTTCAGTCAGAAGTTCAGTTTCCTTCAATTCTGCAAAATGATTATCATAGAGGAAGTCATATTGAATGTGCTCACTCATTACTTCCCAATCTTCGGGAGTAATAATGTTCTTGAGAATCAATTGCGTCTTCAGCATATCATTGAACATTGCTGAGAATCTTTTTCTCAAACGTCCTACAAACTTGCTGAATTTAACTTCATCTCTTAAGATTTCTGATGAACGTCCAAGATTAAATCCACCTTCACCACCAATTCTTGATGTTGGAACGTTGAGAGAACGATAGAGTTTTTCTTGGAAGTATTTGATATCTGTAATTTCTCCAAGGTTTTGACCACCAGGAAGTGTGGTGATTTCTGTTCCTCTACCACCTTCGCGGCGAGGTAACCAGAAATCTTCAAGCATACTCATGTACTTTTTATCATCACGGATTTCTCCAGTGTTTGCATCATAGACAAGTTTATTGCGATAACGCATCATAACATCACGAAGATATTGTTCTGCTTTAATCTTAGGAAGATTGCCCACATCAATATAGAAAATTCTTCTTTCTGGAGCACGAGATAATCTATAAATAACGAGACTGTCCTCAATCATTCTCAATTGATTTAGAGCCTTAATTGCTTTGTGTAAATATGATAAAGTTGATCCTTTATTTCTATCTACAAGACCCGATGTACAATAAGTGATTGCATCTCTTGCAATTTTGATACCCTTTTGATCTCCAAGAGATGATGGATTTGATGTTGGATATGTTGCCTGTGGCGTGTAAATAAAATATTCCTCAATTTGAGGAAACTCATACTGCATCGGATTATCCTGATTCATATTGGATAATCTGATACTACGATCATCTTTATCAGTTTTTTTAGTCTGTCTCACATATCGAATTTTCATTGAGTCGATATATCTCAACTCTTGAATTCCTTCTTGTGGATTTTTGAGATCAATTACTTTGTGATAATATAATCTTCCATCAATATACCAATTTCTATAAATTTCGTGGCATTTTTTATCAAAATCTAAAAGATCTAAAATACCCTTAAATTCTTGTCGAATTATTTTCTTAATACCATCGCTTGCATTTAAATTTGATAACTCAATTTCTACTGGAGTATCATTTGTATCCGAAACGATAGCCTCATTTACGATATCTTCAATCGCACTATCACATTCTGGATGCAATGCCATCTCACGATATCTTTTAATTAAATCAAATTCAGTTCTATAAATTCCTTCCAGATCAACATACGAACCAAAAAATCCACTGGTTAAATAATGGTCAACCCCGTCCTCATTATTGGGAGGAACGGGGGAAACCACACCAGGGGATAATGGTTCTTTATCTTCAATAGAGAAACCAAAAAGTTTTGCCATTATTAAAGTGTAGTCTTATTTGTACTATTTATCAAGCACCAGAACCGGCAGCTTCAGGATAGTAGTACTGAATCTGAAATTCTACAGTAAACTCTTCAAGTGCATTTTCAGTTTCATATGAAAGTGGAATATCAGAAACTGAGGTTGGGAAGATATCAATAAATTTATATTGTGCAAGAATGTTTGCAGGACCAGAAGTTGTTCCTTCACCTTGTTGAGAAGCAGCAGTTCTTCCGAGTTGATAAACTGTTGCATTACCCATGTAGTCCTGTGGGTTTGTTAAACCTGAACTATCTCCATATTGAGCGACGTTTTGCATCCATGCTTCAAATGCTCTTCTGTGTCCAAAGTTTTCATCATTAATAACTGTGATTGACCAGTTATCAAAAGATCTATCACCAGCAACTTTTAAAGTTCTTCCTCTGAAAGGAATTGCAATTTCACTAACTGTTGATGCTGGAAGTGCAGCCGCCTTACACATAAATCTAAAGTTTTCGCTGTCAAACGTTCCAGTACCATCATTTTGAATTCCGAGATTTACTCCTGTTGGAAACGTAACACTAACCTCAAACAGGTTAGGACGAGCACCACCACCAATGAGTTTTGACTTGAACTGCGAAATGTTTCTTGTTGGAATTTGTGCCATTTTTAGGGTCCTCCTTAGTGATTAATTATATGATCAAACAGTTCCTGCAACTTCCTCAAAGCTGACCCCAGTTCGAGTCGCTACGAAAGTTAAGGTTACATAGTTAATTGACTTTGTTGGTTTCAGATAAATGTCAGCTCTGAATTCATTATTGTCAATAACATCTGGAGTGTTATTTGTTTCATCACAAACAACTAAGAAGTCGTAAAGACCACGTTTTGCCTGAATGTCTCTCAGATATGGTTCGACAATATTAACAAAGTTTGATCTTGTAATTTGATCGTTCAGTTCAAAGAGTTGAGCATTTGCGGTTCTTTCGAGTGCCTGTTCAACTGTCAAGAAAAGACGACGAACGTTAATTCTATCAAATGCTGAAGCATATGATAATGCGGTTTTATCTCCGTAGAGAATTACTCCAGTTCCTGGTTGATTGATGATTGAATTAACTCTCAATTGATATAACTGGTCTCTTTGTGCTTTTGATGGATTATATGCAAGTTTAGTTGCATTGTTCAATACACCTCTTTGCTGACCAGCTGGAGAGAACCATGGATAAGAAGTAATTGCTGTTCTTACCATCAATCCAGCAATATCACCATTACATGGAATATATCGGAAAGTATTGTTAAATCTGTCATAGGTGTACTTGTATCCACTATCAAATACCGCATAAGATGAAGATGAAAGTGGAGAGAAAAATTCAATTAGATTTGTTGTTTGTGTTGTCGAATTAGTAACATTAACAACATCTGCTCTATGAGGAGAAATTACTGCCAAACAATCCTTTCTTTGATTTGCGGTGGAAATTAAATAGTTTGCTTTTGCTTGAGATTCAAATTTATTACTCAATCCGGGACCCATCAGCAAATAATCTACAGCAATCTCATCTTTATTTGAAAATAAACTGTAGGAACTAATTAAATCTGCTAATGTTGCAGACATCCCATTTGATGTATTATAATTGACACCAGAAAGTAAAGTATATGATACATTACCAATTGCACTAAAAGTTTTTCCTTGTGCAGGAAGATTCCATTGACCCTCAGACTCAGTATTGGCAACAAATGCAGTTGAGAAACCTGCTGCTCTTGGAGTTGTGCCATTATAAACATCAGATCCTACGGATGGATTATCTCCAGCATAAATGTAAGCGGAATTATCTGCAATATAATCCTTCCAGAAAATTTTCTGTGGCGAATTGACTGCAGAAATAGTATCAGTTGCTTTTGATAAACCAATGTGTTTTTCTAAAAGATTACCTTGAATTCCGGTAATAGTTCCTCTATCATCATATACTACAACATGAACTTCATCATTTTTACAATTTCTTTCAGAAGCATATGATGACGTTGCTGGCTTTGGTGCAATAGACTTCCAATAAACTGTACTATTTGATAATCCAAGAGTTTGTTGATCATACCAATCTACAACTGATCCTACAGTTGCAGTGGTTCCGGTTACAATGCCCGAGTTATTGATAAATCTCAAACTATCATTTGATGTGAATGATGATGCTCTATCAGATTGTTTATAATTAATTTGAGTTTCTGTTCCTGCAGAAGAAACTCTAGAGAATACTCTTACATCAATTGTGCTGTTTCCGTTTGTGGAATCTGTAGAAACTCCAGTAATTATCCCTTTTAAATATCCAGTAAACGAACCAGTTGATCCTTCTCCAGGAATAGTAATTGATGTTAATGCAACAGTAACTCCATATCCAATTACAGCTCCAGAACTAGATAGATCTGTAGTGGTAATACCAATTGTTTGGTCTGCTTTGTTATCGATGACACAAACTTTCATGTTATTTGCCCAAGAACCTGGATTTTTGGCAGCAAAAACAAAGTTTACACTATCTGCAGAATGGTTCGATATATAATCATCATAATTATCAATTTTTAAAGACGTAGTTGCAGCATATCCTACTGCAGCATTGGCATTATTTAGATTTGTGCTACTAGTTCTAACAACTTTTAATACACCACCATAACTTAAGAATGAAGATGCTGTCATCCAATATTCATATTGAGCATCAGTTGATAATGGTTTTCCAAATGTATTGATTAATTGTGCTTCGGTTGTAATATCGATTGGTTGGTCAACAGGACCCATCACAAATGGGCCTGCAATTGCCCCGATGTTATCGAGAACATTATCAGCTCTCCCTACTGTTAAATCAACTTCCCTGATAAGTACACCAGGAGATAATTGAGGAGTCGCCATGTTTTTCTCCGTTAGACTCAGTTTATCTAAAAAATATTTATTAAAAAGTTACTTTTGAGACGGGAAACAATGCATGAACAGATCACCAGTCAGGATACTCCCATTTATTCAAAACCGTAGAAGTCATTCGATTCAAAACTACTCGTTTTTTCGTACAATCTTTACATTCATAAGAATATGAAGACAACCCAGACCCCCTTCTAATTCTATAAAAATGTTCCATCAAATTTTTTTCCTGCCCACAAGTTCTGCAGACTCTTTCTTTAAACAATAAGTGACTAAGTTTTAATTGACCGTCTAAATCCATTAACTCATATACTCCCACATGTATGCGCGATCCCCATATTCATCAGTATACCATCTATCACCATCAGTATCTACAAAACTAGTTTCATCTGTCCCATCAACAATAAATCCAAAAGGAGCCATATCTTGTTCTATCTGATTTTTCTGTTCTTCATACAGACGTTTTCTTACGTCTTGATCTGTAAGTTCTTTAAAATAATCTTGAGCAACTAACCATGCATAAATTACAAGACACATTGCAAGGTCGTCATTACAACCTTCTTCTGCTTCAAATGAATTATTTTTTTGAATGAATGTTGTAAGTTCACTCATAATTTCATAATCGTTGAAGATTAATTTATCTTCCTCAATCATTGTTTTGAGATTAAGACAACCAACTTTTTTAACTGCTTTGGACATCTTAACTCCCAGTTGAGTTTTCTTTCCAGAAAATCCCTGACCAACAATCTGACCTGCTCTTCCACGCATAGAGCACATCAGCAGATTATTATACTCAAGATCGTAATGAATAATTGAAGCTACTTGATCTCCTACGTCATTAACTTCGCAAAGGATAAACGCATCATTATAACTTTTTGCAAGATCAACAATTACGCTTGGAAAAAGCATTGGTTTGATTTCATTATTTCGATACTTCGCAACTACCCTATGAGGAAAACTTGTAATGTCTACAACAGTAAATGCAGAATAATCATTTCCAACTCCACGAGCAACGTCAACTGTAATTAAATAATCGTGGTCATCAATTGGATCCTGATATACGTCCAATCCTCCACTACGGGTCTTAGGATGGTCATAGACAAGGGTTCTAAGTTTACTCGCAGCAATTAAAGTATCGACAGATCCTAAGAACTCACATTCAAACTCAACTTTGAATTGTTGTTCAGAAGTGTTTGCAATGGTTTGCTTCTTCCATTCCGAATCTCTTCCAGGAACTTCGGACCAGTGAACATCAGTAAACACATATTCATTTTTACCACGCTCAGCATCATGCCACATACGGTAGAAATGATTCATACCGTGTGGGGTGGAAACGATAATTACTTTCGTACTTTTACCTGAAGTAATTGTAGGATAAACTGACGCAAAGAAGGAATCTGCAATGTGGTTTGGAACGAACGCAAATTCGTCCAAGAAGAGGATATTGAAAGACATACCACGAACCGCAGAAGCAGAAGTAGAAGCAGCCAAGATCTTACTTCCATTCTCCAATTCCAATGATCCCTTATTCCATGCGATGATGCCCTG